ATGATGTCCCGTGTCGCCCTCTACGCCCGCTACAGCAGCGACAATCAGCGCGATGCGTCGATTGAAGATCAGTTGCGGCTCTGCCGGCTTCATGCCGAGCGCCAAGGCTGGAAGGTCGTCGATAGCTACTCCGATCGCGCGATCTCCGGCGCTTCACTTCTTCGTCCGGGAATTCAGGAGTTGATCTCCGACGCGCAACGTCAGCATTTCGATACCGTGCTGACGGAATCCCTCGACCGGCTTTCTCGCGACCAGGAGGATATCGCTGGCCTCTACAAGCGCATGCGCTTCGCCGACGTGCGGATCGTCACTCTTTCGGAGGGCGAGGTCAGCGAGTTGCATATTGGACTCAAGGGAACGATGGGTGCGCTCTATCTCAAGGACCTTGCCGACAAAACACGTCGAGGTCTGCGCGGTCGCGTCGAAAACGGAAAATCAGGCGGCGGCCTCTGCTACGGCTACGACGTCGTCCAGCGCTTGTCCGAAAGCGGAGAGCCGGTCCGCGGCGACCGAACAATCAACGAGTCCGAGGCCGCTATCGTCCGGCGTATCTTCCGCGACTATGTCGCCGGCAGCTCATCACGAACGATCGCCCAGGTGCTGAACCGAGAGGGCGTGCCCGGTCCCTTCGGCAAGGCGTGGGGGCCGAGCACCATCCACGGCAATCCAAAACGCGGCACCGGTATTCTCAATAACGAACTCTATGTCGGCCGGCTGGTGTGGAACCGCCAGCGCTACATCAAGGACCCGGACACCGGCAGACGCGTCTCACGCGCCAACCTTGGTTCCGACTGGGTTGTCCAGGACGTGCCAGACCTCCGGATCGTCGAGCAAGCTCTCTGGGATCAAGCCAAAGTGCGTCAGAAAATGATGGCGCTCGGGCCACAAGAGCCGAGCACCAACCCGCTCGTCGACCGACGCCGGCCCAAGTATCTTCTCTCCGGGCTTGTCAGGTGTGGCCGCTGCGGCGGTGGCTACTCACTGATCTCGAAGAACCTGCTCGGCTGCGCCGCGGCACGGACCAAGGGGACTTGCGACAACCGGCTGAACATTCGTGTCGAGACGTTGGAGGCATCGGTCCTAAGTGGCCTGCGCACGCACCTGATGGAACCGAAGCTGTTCGAGACGTTCTGCGAGGAGTTTACGCGGGAGGTCAATCGGCAGCTCATCGAGCGCCGGACGACACTGGTCGCTCAACGCAAAGAAGTCGAGCGCATCGAACGGGATATCGATCGCGCCATCCAAGCGATCTTCGACGGTGTGCCGGGTGCACAGCTCAAGGACAAGATAGGCGCGCTCGAGACGCGCAAGGCGGAGTTGACGGCAATCCTCGCCGAGGCCAAGGAGCCTCCCGCTCTCCTTCACCCCAACATGGCGCAGCTGTACCGCAAACGCGTAGCCGCGCTTCACGATGCCTTGCGGGATGAGACGACCAAAGGCGAAGCACGTGATACCATTCGCGCCCTCGTCGACCGGGTGACGCTTGTGCCCGAGAACGGCGAACTGGTGATCATCCTCAGAGGCGACCTCGCCGCCATGCTTTCCTTTGCAGCCAACAAAAAACCCGGCTCCATTTCTGGAACCGGGCTGCTTGCATCGCAAGTATCGTTGGTTGCGGGGGCAGGATTTGAACCTGCGACCTTCAGGTTATGAGGGCTATCCCGGCGGTCGAAATACCCTTGAGATTCTAAAAGGTTAGTCGACTTTTGGGTGCCAAACGTCGGCGTCGTGTCGCACGGAACAGCCGCAAACCCTTGGGAGAAAAAGGGAATCCAGACGTGCCCTCATCCGCGCTGGCTCCGGAACCCCTCGTAGCGCGGCCGGAGGCGGCATTGCAGGAAGCTTTCCAGCAGCGTCAGAACCGGAACGCCGAGGCTGGCCGGGAGCAGTATGTTGACCCGATCCACGTTCGTCCGGATCCAGTTGCCGATCTCGGCCCGATCAGCCTCGCCTAGACCGATACGCTCGGCATCGGCGATCATGGACGCCGCGAGCGTGCTCTGTGCGCTGCCCGGATTATAGTGCTGGCTCGTGTAGCGCGCCTGGCTCTTGGGGCCGACCTTCCCGACCTTCAGCACGTCGCGCCCGTGCGTGAAAACGTAGACGGCCATCTGGCCCGCTGGCAGCCGCGTGGGCGGCGCGTGGGGCGCAGGCAGCGCCTCGATGCGGATGTCGTCCGCTGCCAGCGACACGCCCGCCAGCCGCGCGACGGTGGCGAAATCAGCGAGGGTCTGTTCTGGAAGCCATGCCATGGCAACAGCTTAGCCGAGTAGCTTCGCCTCGACCATGGCCATGGCCTTCTGGTGATCGGGCGACGGGAACAGGTGGCCGTAACGTTCCATGGTCATCTGGATCGAGGAATGGCCCGCGAAGGTCATGATCTCCTTGATCGAGAAACCCTGCTCGATCCAGAGCGACACGGCGAAGTGGCGCAGGTCGTGCCAGCGCATTGTCACCTCAACCTTTTCCTGTAGCTTTCGGAAGTGCGCCTGCGTGTTGGTGTGCTGGAGGATGCCGCCGCGCGGCGCGGGAAACACCAGCCCGAGATCGCTTTTCGGGCAGCGCAGCTTCCAGCGGCGCAGGGCGTTGAGGACCATGGGCCCGGCCGGAATGTCGCGATAGCCCGCGCGCGATTTCGGCTCGCCCATCTGGTTGTAGGCGTCGGCGCGCTGGCGCACGTAGATGAAGCCCTTCTCGAAATCCACGTCCCGCCAGCGCAGGCCGCGCAGTTCCGAGGCGCGCAGGCCGGTCAGGGCCGAGACGATCAGGTGCGGTTTGAAATCCTCTTCGGCGGCCTCGATCAGCGCACGGATCGTCCCCTTCGCCGGGACCGGCGCCTTGTAGTCGATCCGGCTCGACTTGATCACCCGCACGCCCTGCGCCGCGTTAGTGAACAACTGGCCGTTGTCGATGGCGTGGTCGAGCAGCAGCTTCAGCACCGAGAGCGCGCGCCGGGTCAGATGCTCGGACCGGCCGTTCAACAGCAGCCGGTCGCGGAACTCGTTCACATGGCGGCGGGTCAGCTGGACGATCAGCTTGTCCCCGATCCCGACCTCGGGAACCGTGATGTGCAGCCGCACATAGTCGCTGTAGCCGCGGAGGGTGGACCGCTCCATCCGCCGCCCCGTCTTGCACCGCACCTCGCAGTGGTCGAGCCAGCTTTTCGCGGCCTCGGCCACCGTGATGCTCTCGCTGTCGGCCAGATACGTGTGGTTGGCGACCAGCGAGCGGACCTTCACGAGGTAGACGTCGGCGTCCTTCCGGCGCGGGAACAGCTTCGAGCGGCGCTTGCCGGCCTGGTCGGTGAAATCCACCTGCCAGCGAACCAGGCCCGAGGGCAGCGTTCTCTTCCGGATCGTGGCCATGCGCGTCCTCCAACGCTTCATCACGCTCAGGTTCGCGGGACAGGCAAGGCCCGAATTTCCGAGGCGAGCGAATACCATTGACAGCATGTCGGAGGTCATCTATCCATAGCTCAGACGCACTGTCAAAGGTAATTGCCATGAACCAGGAATTCACCATCCAGCAGCTCGCGGATGCGGCGCAGCTGACCCGCTATCAGGTCGAGGCGTGGATCTCGCGCGGCCACTTCAAGCCGGAAAACCCGGTCGAGACCGGCAAGGCTCGGAAGTTCACCTACGAGGATGCCATCGTTCTCGGCGCGGTTGCCGAGTTCAGCCGCCTCGGGCTCTCGCCTGCGGTCGTCTCGATGCACACGGCGCAGCTGCGGTTCCGCGACGGGCGTGGGGCGCTGTTCGTGATCAGCACGGTCTTCCGGCAGGTCAGCGCCACCGAGGCCAACCCCGACATCGAGGGCGAGATCGACATCACCTCGGGCAGCATCGTCCCGACCGCCGAGATCGCCAGCATCGTCGCCGATCCGAAGGTTCGCGCCTTCGCGGTGGTGAACCTCGAACAACTCGAACACCGGGTTCGGGCGTCCCTCGGCGTCGCCTGACCCCACCAGAAACTTCGGAGGACATCATGCAGGAGCAATTGCGGGCTGGACCCGCCACGGGAGAGGTTTGCCCGACGCTGGCCGACGATCTGCTGCGAGGCGCGGACGCCATCGCGATCTTCGTCTTCGGCGACGCGAAGGCGCGCCGGAAGGTCTACTACTATGCGGGCGAGGCCAAGGTGCGGATGCCCACCTTCAGGATGGGCAACGTGATCTGCGCGCGGAAATCGAAGCTCCTCGACTGGATCGAGCAGCAGGAGACCGCGCAATGGCAATGAGAATCGCGCCCCTCCTCATCACGCCCGATGACCACGTCCGCTATGGCAATGCGATCCGTCATTGCCGAGCCGAGATGCTGGACCTGGTCGAGAAAGCGATCACCGACACGGTCCATCATGCACAGGCCCGGAAGTGCCTGGTCGAGCTCGATCGCCTGCGCACCGAGTTGGAAATTCACCTCCACGGAATGGTGCCGCCACGGCACGATCCGCGGCACCTGAGGACGTCGGTCTACTCCGGTCAGAGCACCTTTTCCTGGAAGCGGCTTGCCCGGGAGGACCGTGCGCGGGACGCATTCGCGAGCTGGGACGTGGGGTACTGAGCCATGGAGGACGCCATCCGCATGACCGACGACGAGGCTGGCGCCGATCCGGTGGCGGATGCGTCCACCGTGGCGCCTCCCTCCAGCGCGCCCGAAGATCTGACCGAGTTGCGGCTTGCCCTCCACCGCCACGGCTATCGCCCGATCCCGGTGCTGGGCGCGCATGTCGCCATGAAGGGCGCGGGCAAGCGGCCGATGATGAAGGGCTGGGAGACGGTCTGCGCCAGCGTCGACGAGGCCGAGATCGCGCGCTGGACAAAGGCGCAGCGCAACTGCACCAACACGGGCCTGCTCTGCGGCGAATTGGTCGGCGTCGATATCGACGTGCTGGACCGCGACCATGCCCACCGGCTGACCTGCATAGCGACCGAGATGCTCGGCATGTCGCCCGCCTCCAGGATCGGGCGCGCGCCGAAGATCCTGCTCGCATTTCGCACCGATGCGCCGTTCGACAAGGTCCAGACCAGCGAGTTCCACATGCTCGACGGCACGGTGGCGCGAGTCGAGGTGCTGGCGACCGGGCAGCAGTTCGTGGCCTTCGGCATCCACCCCGACACGAAGGCACCCTATCATTGGCCGGAACGCTCGCCGCTCGACATGCCGCTGCACGAGTTGCCGATCGTCAGCCGCGACCGCTGCGCGGCCTTCATCGCGGCGGCCGAGGAGTACCTGCGCAAGGTGGGCGGCCAGACCACCGCCGACCGGCGCGAGATCGACCGCGATGGGCGCAAGGCAGCGGGGCTCAAACAGAAGGAAACGCCGTCGCGCGCCCTGATCGAGGAAGCGGTCGCCCACATCCGCAACGACGAGCTGCCCTACGACGACTGGATCAAGGTCGGGCTCGCGCTCTACGCAGCGCTCGGGCCCGATGGCCGCGGCCTGTGGGAGACCTGGTCGGCCGAGGCATCGAAGAACGATCCCGCCTACACCGCAGAGAAATGGGACAGCTTCTCGTCCGTGCGCAGCGTGACCGTGGGCACGCTGTTCTGGCTCGCGCGGCAGAACGGCTGGCGCGCGGAACGGGTGGAGCGGGTGCGGACCTCGCGCGCTCGTATTCCAGACGGCCAGGATGCCGACGATGACGACGGAGACGGCCGCCCGGTGATCCGCATCTTCGCGGGCTTCCTGCACCGGGCCGTCGACATGGCCGAGGGCGCGCTGATGCAGGCGGGGCTCGGCTACTATCAGCGCGGCAGCATGGTGGTGCGTCCGGCGATGGTACCGGTGGCGGTCTCGGATGGGCGCACTGTCGACGCGCCCCGGCTGGTCGACGTCAAGGCGCACCACATGGCCGAGGCCTTCACCCGCGCCGCGAACTGGAAGCGGTTCGACAAGCGCGAGGGCGAGTGGCTCAGCACCGACTGCCCGCACAGGATCGCCGAGACCTTCCTGGCGCGCGAGGGCCAGTGGCGCCTGCCGGTGCTGACCGGGATCATCAACTGCCCGACCCTGCGGGCCGACGGCTCGATCCTGGACCTACCGGGCTACGATGCGAAGACCGGGCTGCTGTTCGATCCGCAGGATGTGCAGTTTCCCGCGCTGCCCCGCGATCCCGACCGGGACATGGCGCTGCGCGCGCTGGCCTACCTCAAGGACCTGATCTCGACCTTTCCCTTCGTGACGGAAGGGGATCGCGCCGTGGCGCTCTCGGCCATCCTGACCGCGCTGGTGCGCCGCTCGCTGCCCACCGCGCCGCTCCACGGCTTCAACGCGCCGACGGCGGGCACCGGCAAATCCATGCTGGTGGACCTCGCCAGCCTGATCGCCACCGCACGTCCCGCGCCGGTGATCGCGCAGGGGAAATCCGAGGAGGAAATGGAGAAGCGGCTGGGCGCGGCGCTGATCGCGGGCGACGTGCTGATCGCCATCGACAACTGCGAGGAACCGCTGGGCGGCGAACTCCTGTGCCAGACCATGACGCAGACGAGCCTGAAGGTCCGGATCCTTGGCAAGTCCGTGAACGCAGAGGTCCCGAGCAACGCGGCCATTTTCGCCACCGGTAACAACCTGACGTTCGAGGGCGACATGACCCGCCGCGCGCTCCGCGCCACGCTCGACGCCGGGGTGGAGCGGCCCGAGCTGCGCGCCTTCGACCGCGATCCCCTCGCCATGGTGACCGAGCGGCGCGGCGACTACGTCTCGGCCGGGCTGACGGTCCTGCGCGCTTTCCACATCGCCGGCCGACCGCAGCAGCGCGCGCCCATCGGCTCCTTCACCGACTGGTCGCGCTGGGTCCGCGACGCCCTGATCTGGCTGGGCGAGGCCGACCCCTGCGACACGATGGAGGAGTTGCGCGGCGCCGACCCGAAGCTCGAGGCGCTGACCTCGGTCCTGGAAGGCTGGCGAGAGGTGATCGGCCTGCAGCCCGCCAACGTTCGCGACGTGATCGAGCGCGCGACCGAGCAGCGACCGCAGCTCTACGGCCGCGCCGAGTTCGTGCACCCCGAGTTCCGCGAGGCCCTGCTGCGGGTCGCGGGCGAAGGCGGCGCGATCAACGGCAGGCGGCTCGGCAAGTGGATCGGGTCGCACCAGAGCCGGATCGTGGGCGGGCTGCGCCTGGTCAACGCGGGCGTGTCGGCAGGGCACACGCGATGGCAGCTGGAACACGCGACATCGAACGCCGCGCCAGTCAACGACGGTTCTGAAACTCTCCGGAGCCGTGCAGATGCGTGACGTTCATTCCCGATCCGTCTGGTGGGTTTGGTGGCTTTGGTGGATTTGTCCCGGCCGATATCTGTGTTTGTCGCCCGAAGTGTCAGCGACGTGGAAGGTCGCGACACGTGACGCCATGCATCACGCCGCGACGCATGGCGTGACAGTTCTCAGGAGCGGGCCGAAACAAACCCCTGATCTCCACCAAACCCACCGGACAGATCGTCAACCTGCGGGACGGCCCGGCACGGCCCGCGAAAACTTCAGAACCGTCGGGAACAGGCGGGTGTGCCGGATCGCGGGCCGCCGGGCGGTTCCTCCTGCGCACATTCGTATGTGGGGACGCGCAGCGCATGACCCCGCCAGCGTCAGGGGGCGGAAATGACTAAACTCAACAGTCACGAGACCAAGACCGCCTTCGCCGCCCGGGTCGGGCTGACCAAGGGCCGCATCTCGCAACTGGTGGCCGAGGGGCTGCCGGTGCGCGCGGACGGACGGATCGACGTGGCGGTTGGGCTCGCCTGGATCGAGGACAACCTCGACCCCGCGCGGCGCAACAGGGGCGGTGCCGCCGTCCCCACTCGCGCCACGACCACGCTGGCCGAGGCCAAGCGGCTGCATGAGATCGTGAAGGTCCAGCGCGCAAAGCTGGCCTATGAGCGCGAACAGGGCCAGCTGGTCGAGACCGCCGCCGCCACCAGGACCGTGTTCGCGCGCGCCCGTGCCGAACGCGACGCGCACATGGCGTGGGTGCAGCGCACGGCGCCGCTGCTGGCCGCCGAGCTTGGCGCCGATCCCCGAGCCACCTTCGCCGCCCTCGACCGGATGATGCGCGAGCATCTCGAACATCTGGCCGACCTGCCGCTCGGGAGCTTTGGCAATGGTGCCTGACATCGACCTCGCTTGGCGGCGCGGCATCCGCCCCGAACCGCCGATCCCGGTCTCGGACTGGGCCGACCGGCACCGCATCCTGCCGCCCACCTCTGCCGAGCCGGGCCGCTGGCGCACCGACCGCACGCCCTACCTGCGCGCGGTGATGGACGCGCTCTCGACCGCGAGTCCCTACGAGCGCGTCGTGCTGATGAAGGGCGCGCAGACCGGCGGCTCGGAGGCAGGGCTGAACTGGCTCGGCTACATCATCCAGAACGCGCCCGGCATCTCTATGCTGGTCATGCCCTCGCTCGACATGGTGCGACGGAACACGACCGTCCGGATCGACCCACTGATCGAGGCGACGCCCGCGCTGCGCGAACTGGTCGCCGCCCCCCGCTCCCGAGACGCGGGCAACAGCCTGTTCCGCAAGTCCTTCCCCGGCGGCCAGCTGGTGATGACCGGCGCCAATTCCGCCGTCGGCCTGCGCTCCACGCCCGTCCGCTATCTGTTCCTGGACGAGGTGGACGGCTATCCCAGCGATGCCGATGGCGAGGGCGATCCGGTCGATCTGGCGATCCAGCGCACCGCGACCTTCCGCGGGCGGCGCAAGATCTACATGGTCTCGACGCCCACGCTGAAGGGCCACTCGCGCATCGAGGCCGCCTTCGAGCACAGCGACCGGCGCTTCTACCACGTCGCCTGCCTTCATTGCGGCGACATGGCCCCGATCACCTGGGCGCGGATCCGCTGGCCCAAGGGGCGGCGCGACCTCGCGCATCTGGTCTGCGAGGCCTGCGGCGGCATCCATCACGAGCACGAGAAGCCCCGCCTGCTCGCCGCCGGCGAATGGCGCGCGACCGCCACGGGCGACGGCCGCACCGCGGGCTTCCACCTCTCCGCGCTCTATTCTCCGTGGGAGACATGGGCCGAGATCGCCGCCGAGCACGGCCGCGTCCGCAAGGACCCGCCCCGCCTGCAGGTCTGGGTCAACACCAAACTGGGCGAGTCCTGGGAGGATCAGGCGGGCGACACCGTTCCAGCCGACCCGCTCATGGCCCGGCGCGAGGACTGGGGCGAGGCCCTGCCCGCCAGCGTCGCCGTGCTCACCGCAGGCGTCGATGTGCAGGGCGACCGGATCGAGGTGCAGATCCTCGGCTGGGGCCGCGACGAGGAGGCGTGGGTGGTCGACTACCGCGTGCTCTGGGGCGACCCGTCCGGACCGCGCCTCTGGGCCGACCTCGACATGGTGCTGCAGGCGACCTTCCCGCATCCCGCGGGGATCGACCTGCCGGTGCGCGCCGCCGCCATCGACACCGGCGGCCACCACACCAAGATGGCCTACGAGTTCTGCCGCACCCGCCTCGCCCGGCGCATCTGGGCGATCAAGGGCCGTGGCGGGCCCGGCATCCCGGTCTGGCCGCGCCGCCCGACGCGGACGAACAAGGGCAAGATTCCGCTCTTCATCGTCGGCGTGGATGCGGTGAAGGACGCCATCTACGCCCGCCTGCGCCTGGCCGAACCCGGCCCCGGCGCGATCCACTTCCCCCGCCGCCTCGACGCCGACTATTTCCGCCAGCTGACCGCCGAGCGCGTCGTCACCCGCTTCGAGCGCGGCCGTCCCATCCGCTCCTGGCAGCCCAAGCGCGACGGCGAACGCAACGAGGCCCTCGACACCTTCGTCTATGCCCACGCCGCCCTGCACGGGCTAATCAGCATGGGGCTCAGGCTGAACGATGAGGTGGAGGGGGTGGCAGGGCAGACAGCGACGCCGGTGCAGAAACCCCAAGGGGTGATCCGGTCACGTTGGCTGGCAAGCCAAACATAATCGGGCGCGATAAGACTCTAAAATCTCGACACTAATCGATTTTCCGCATAGACCGGCTTGACCAGTCTTGGAGCTTTGCATGCGTCTTTCTTGGAACGAGATCCGCTCAAGAGCTGCCGCGTTTGCGCGGGAATGGCAGGGCGAAGGATACGAGAAAGGGCAGACCCAGCTCTTCTATCGCGATTTCTTCGAGGTCTTCGGCGTGCCGGTTCGCCGTGTCGCTACGTTCGAGGAACCAGTGAAAAACCTTGGCGACAAGCGCGGGTTTATCGATCTGTTCTGGAAGGGCATGCTTCTGGTCGAGCAGAAGAGCGCAGGGCGCGATCTCAAGAAAGCGAAAACACAGGCTCTGGACTATTTTCCGGGCCTTAAGAACGAGGATTTGCCGCGCTACATTCTGTTGAGCGACTTCCAGACATTCGAGCTCTACGACCTCGAAGACGGCGACGAACTGAAATTCCCGCTCGCTGATCTGCACAAGCACGTCCAAAAGCTCGGGTTCATCACGGGCGTCCAAAAGAAGACGTTCAAGGACCAGGACCCGGTCAACATTAAGGCATCGGAGTTGGTCGGTGCCCTGCACGATGCCCTTGAGGACTCAGGTTATGTTGGCCACGACCTCGAGCGCTTTCTCGTCCGCATTGTGTTTTGTTTATTCGCCGATGACACCGGCATTTTCGAGCCCCGCGGAGTCTTCGAAGAGTTCATTGAAGGACGCACGCGGGAGGATGGCTCCGACCTCGGCGGATGGCTGGCCGCACTCTTTCAGACGCTAGACACTCCAGATACCAAGCGCGCGAAGACCCTCGACGAGGATCTGAAGCAGTTCCCTTACGTGAATGGCGACCTGTTCCGTGAAAACCTGCGGCTGCCGTCCTTCAACGCTGAGATGCGTGATCGTCTTCTCGCTGCGTGCAGGTTCGACTGGTCGGAAATCTCGCCCGCAATTTTCGGATCGCTGTTCCAGTCGGTGATGGATCGCAACGAGCGGCGCGAGCAGGGCGCACACTACACGAACGAAACGAACATCCTGAAGGTCATTCAACCACTGTTTCTCGACGCCTTGCGGGACGAATTCGAACGGATAAAGGCGCGCCGTGATAATCGGCGGCGGGCAGAACTTGAGCGGTTCCGCGAGCGCCTCGGCCAGATGAAGTTCTTCGACCCGGCTTGCGGCTGCGGCAACTTCTTGATCATTGCTTATCGCGAGCTCCGCCTGCTCGAGATCGAGGTGGTGCGCGAGCTCATCGATTACCAGCGCGACGCACATGGGCAGTTCATGGGCGTGCTCGATGCCTCGGACCTGTCACGGATCAACGTCGACCAGTTCTACGGGATCGAGATCGGCGAATTCCCGGCCCGGATCGCAGAGACTGCCATGTGGATGATGGACCACATGATGAACAACCGGCTGAGCCTTGAATTTGGCCCTTACTACGTTCGCATCCCGCTCCGGAAGTCTCCGCACATCCATGTCGGCAACGCGCTCGACATGGATTGGGCCGACGTCCTGCCTCCGGCTGAATGCACCTTCCTGTTCGGTAATCCGCCCTTCCGAGGCCATCAGTACAGGACGGCCGAGCAGCAGGCCGACATGTGGCGCCTTTGGGGACGCCAGGGACAGGTGAACCGTCTCGACTACGTCACCTGCTGGTTCAAGAAGGCGGTGGATTACAGCGCCGCGAACAAGGCGATCGAGATCGCGCTCGTGTCCACCAACTCGATCACCCAGGGCGAGCAGTGCGGTATCCTCTGGCCGCACCTTTTCGGCTTGGGAATTTCGATCCATTTCGCGCACCGGACGTTTCAATGGAACAGCGAGGCGCGCGGCAAGGCAGCTGTGCACTGCGTCATCGTCGGCATGACATGGGGTGAGCCCAAGGACCGGACGATCTTTGAATACGACCATGTCCGGGGTGATCCACATGCCTCGAAGGTCTCGCGTATCAACGGCTACCTGATCGACGGGCCACAGTATTCCGTCCCGGCGAGATCGCAGCCGCCCGCTGGCCGACTGCGCATGCACAAGGGAAGCCAACCGACTGATGGAGCCCGCCTGCGCAAGCCGGAGGGTGGCTATATCACTCACAGCAACCTGATCCTCGATGAGGAGAATCGCACCGAGCTCCTGGCGCGTGATCCGAATGCTGCCAAATGGCTGCGCCCCTATGTCGGTGGCGATGAGCTGATCTCAGGCCAGTGGCGCTGGTGCCTTTGGCTCAAGGACGCAGACCCCGCCGAGCTTCGCAGGTCAGCGGCGGTCCAGGAACGCCTCGACCGTGTGCGCGCTGGGCGGCTCAAAAGCCCGACCGCGAGCGTGCAGGAGTACGCGAAGTATCCGACGCTGTTCACGCAAGATCGCCAACCATCCGGGCCGTATCTTGCGGTCCCCGAGGTTTCCTCGGAGACGAGGGAGTACATCCCCATGGCGGTTCTGCAGCCCGACGTGATCGCCTCGAACAAGCTGCAGATCATCGTGGGCGCGCCGCTGCTGTACTTCGGCATCCTCACCTCTGCCATGCACATGGGGTGGATGCGAACGGTCGCCGGGCGGCTTGAGAGCCGGTATAGCTATGCCCCCGCGGTCTACAACTCGTTCCCGTGGCCAGAGCTCACGCCTGCCAAGCAGGCGAAGATTACGGCCTTGGCACAGGCTGTCTTGGATGCGCGCGCTGGCTTCCCGCACCTGACTCTCGATGATCTATACGACCCAGACTCGATGCCGCCTGTGCTGCGCCGCGCCCACGAAAGCCTGGATCGCGCTGTTGATCGGCTCTACCGCCGATCCGGCTTCCGGTTCGAACGAGAGCGCGTGGAGCACCTGTTCCAGCTTTTCGAGAAAGAAGCTGCACCGCTGGACAGCACGATGGCGAAAAAGTCACGGCGCAAGCGGGCCGGATAGGATCGCTGAAGGTTCCGGAGACGCGGGGCATCGACCTGAGTCCGTTTCCCAAACATTCCCAATAGCTTGATGGTCAGTTTCGGGCGATTCTGCCGTCCATGCGGACCTTCCTCCATCGCCTTCTCGGCATCGCGCGCGCTCGGGGCTTCGACGCTGCGGGTGGTGGTCGGCGTTGGGAAGGGGCGCGTACGGTCGACGGGCTGAACGCGGCGATTCTTGCGGGCGCGACCACGGCGGCGCGGCGGGCCGGGTGGTATGCGCGGAACAACCCTTGGGTCGCGGCGGCGGTGGACAGCCTGGTCGGCAATGTCGTCGGCGCGGGGATCAAGCCGCAATCCACCCATCCCGACCGAGCGGTGCGCGAACGGCTGCAGACGCTCTGGCTCCGGTGGACCGATCACGCCGCCCCGGATGGGCTGGCGGATTTCTACGGACTGCAGGCCATGGCCGTGCGCGCGATGGTCGAGAGCGGCGAGAGCTTCGCCCGGCTGCGCGTGGCCAGCGACGCCAGCGGCCTCCCCCTTCACCTCGAGCTTCTGGATCGCGAGCAGGTTCCCATGGATCTGCACCGCGAGATCGGCGGCGGGGCGCGGATCCGCGCGGGCATCGAGTTCGATGCCGCCGGTCGCCGGGGCGCCTACCGGGTCTTGTCCTCCCGCCCGGGCGATCCGCTGGGGTGTCGCCGCATGGACCCGCTCCGCGTCCCAGCCGCCGATTGCCTGCACCTGTTCAAGCCGCTCGCGGCGGGCCAGCTGCGCGGGATCACCTGGCTCGCGCCGGTGCTGCTGCGGCTGCACGAGCTCGACCAGTTCGAGGACGCCGCGCTGGTAAAGGCCAAGGTCGCGGCGCTCTTCACCGGCTTCATCACAGATCCGGACGGCACGGCGGGCGGGCTCTCGGGCACCAACGCCGGCGGCGCGCTGACCGTGGGCATGGAGCCCGGCAGCCTGATCCCGTTGCCGCCCGGCACCGACATCCGCTTCTCGAACCCGACCGAGCACGACGCCTACGCGCCCTTCGTCAAGAACCACCTGCGCGCCGTCGCGGCGGGGCTCGGCCTGCCCTACGAGCTGGTCTCTGGCGATCTGGAAGGCGTCACCTATTCCTCGATCCGCGCCGGGCTGATCGAGTTCCGCCGTCGCGTCGAGCAGCTGCAGCACAACGTGGTGGTGCACCTGTTCTGTCGCCCGGTGTGGGAGCGATTCGTGCGGCTCGCGGTGCTGACCGGCGAGCTGCCTGCGCGGGACTTCGACCGGAACCCGGATGCCTATCTCGGCTGCGAATGGCTGCCGCCGAAGTTCGATTACGTCGATCCGATGAAGGACGTTCAGGCCGAGATCATGGCGATCGGCGCGGGGCTCAAGAGCCGGTCCCAGGCGATTTCCGAGCGCGGCTACGACGCCGAACAGGTGGACGCCGAGATCGCCGCCGACCGTGAGCGCGCGGAAGGCCTCGGGCTCGATTTCGGCAAGGCGGCGGCGCCACAGCAGAAGGAGGCTGCCGATGGCTGAAATCGAGACACCCCCGGCATCGACGCGCTCAAACGTTGGGAGGGGCAACGTTTGCCTGCTCACCCGCCGCGCGACGCTGGCGCCCGCCACCGCCGACCCGGAAGCCCGCACCGTCGAGGTGATCTGGTCCACTGGTGCACCCGTGCGCCGCCGCGACATGGAGGGGCCATACATCGAACGGCTGAGCCTGGCGCCCGCAGCCGTCGACCTCTCGCGCCTGGAAGGCGCCAGCGTGCTCGATGCACATCGCCAGACCGCCGTCCGCGACGTGTTGGGTTCTGTCCGCAGCGCGGCCGTGGACGGCAAGCGCGGCACGGCGCTGATCCAGTTTTCGGCTCGGCCGGAGGTGGAGCCGGTCTGGCAAGACGTGCTGGCAGGCATCCTGCGGCACGTCTCGGTCGGCTACTCCGTCGAGGACTGGGCCGAGACCACCGAGAACAGCGCGCGCGTGCTGACCGCCGTGCGCTGGACGCCCCACGAGATTTCCCTGGTGCCGACGCCCGCCGACCCCGGCGCCCACATTCGCATGGAGACAGAGATGAAAGACACGGCCACCCGAGAAGCTGCCGACACGGCGCCGACCACCGAGACCCGCGCCGAGGCGAACGCGGAGATCCGCTCCATCGCCCGCATCGCCGGGCTCGACCAGTCCTGGATCGATGGCCAGATCGACGGAGGCGCCGATCCCGACACCGCGCGCCGCGCGGCCTTCGAGGCGCTGGCGCAGCGCTCCGCGCCCGCGATCCGCACCGAGCAGGTCCGCGTCGAGATGGGCGAGAGCCAGGACGACCCGGCGCTCCGCGCCCGCCAGATGGGCGAGGCGCTCTACGCGCGGATCAACCCGGGCCACGAGCTGAGCGAACCGGCCCGGCGCTACGCCTACTCGACTCCGGTCGACATGGCGAAGGAACTGCTGACCCTGCGCGGCGAGTCGACCATGGCGCTGTCGCCTGCGAGCCTCGTCACCCGCGCGCTGCACACCACGTCGGACTTCCCGATCATCCTCGGGGATACTGTGGGCCGTGTGTTGCGCGACGCCTACCAGACCGCGCCCTCGGGCATCCGCCGCCTCGGCCGCCAGACCACGGCGCGGGACTTCCGGGCGGTGAACAAGATCATGCTCGGCGAGGCGCCGCTGCTTGAGAAGCTGAACGAGCACGGCGAGATCAAGGCGGGGACCATGGCCGAGGCGCGCGAGGCCTACAAGGTCGAGACCTGGGCGCGGAAGATCGGCATCACCCGGCAGGTGCTGGTCAACGACGACCTCGGCGCCTTCGCGGACCTCGCCCGGCGCATGGGCCAGGCCGCCGCCGAGACCGAGGCGCGGATCCTTGTCACGCTCCTCGAGGCGGGCAGCGGCAACGGCCCGACAATGTCGGACGGCAAGACGCTGTTCCACGCCGACCATGGCAACAAGGCGGGCACCGGCGCGGCGATCTCCGACGCGACGCTCTCGGCCGCGCGGCTGGCGCTGCGCACCCAGAAGGGCATCGAGGATCGCACGATCCGCGTGACGCCTCGCAACCTGCTGGTCCCGCCTGCGCTGGAGACCACGGCCGAGAAGTGGCTGGCCAGCATCGCACCCGCCACGGCGGCAGACGTGAACCCCTTCTCCGGGGCGCTCTCGCTGGTGGTCGAGCCGCGGCTCAGCTCGGCAACCCGCTGGTACGTCACCGCCGACCCCGGCGAGATCGACGGGCTGGAGTTCGCTTATCTCTCGGGCGCGGAGGGCCCGCAGGTCGAGAGCCGGTCGGGCTGGGACGTGGACGGCGTCGAGATCCGGGTGATCCTGGATTTCGGGGCCGGGTTCATCGACCATCGCGGCTGGTTCATGAACGCGGGCGCGTGAGCATGGCCGACGTCGCCCAGCTCACCGCCTGGCGCGACGCCCTGATGGCCGCGCGCTACCGGGGCGTCCGCACCGTCGAATACGACGGCAAGCGCATCACCTACGCGAGCGATAGCGAGATGGCCGCCGCCCTCGCGGACCTCAACCGGCAGATCGCAGGGGCGACCGACCGCATCTCAGTTGTCCGCATCCTATCCTCGAAGGGGCTCTGAGATGAAGAACTACCTCCAGAACGGCCACATCGTTCGCGTCACGACGCCCGCCGGCGGCATCGCCTCGGGCGACGGGCTGATCGTCGGCAACATCTTCGGCATCGCTGCCTATTCCTCGGCCGAGGGCGACCCGGTCGAACTCTCCACGACCGGCGTGTTCCAGCTGCCGAAGGCGAGCGCGGCGGTGCTGACGGTCGGTGCGCGAGTGGCGTGGGACAACACGGCGAAGGAAGTCAACACACCGGCCGCAGGCCGCTTCCCCATCGGCGTGGCGGTCGAGGCCGCCGGAAACGGCGTCACCTGCATCGCGGTGCGGCTGGATGGGATCGCGACGGCGGCGGCGTGAGGCGTGAATGGCATCATGCAAAATTTCGGTTGATTTTGCAGATCCGCCGTGCTTCTCTTGGGAGCGAGAATCAGGAGGCAGCATGGCGCAGGCGGACGAGACAGAAGTGAGGCGGATCCTGTCGGCTTTCGAGCCTACGATCCTTGATGTCGTCCACGGCGCCTGGAGCGACTGGATGAGTTCGCCTCACCGTTCGACCCTGCGCTATCCGCGCACGCGGGCATGCCTGGTTCAGGAGTTCATGGTGAAGCGGGCTATCGAGGCGTTCGACGGAAACTCCGACGTCCACATCATCCATCAGGATGAGACTGCGAAGTTTCTCATTGGGCAGGAGCTTCTTCTCCGCCTCAAGAAGGGCGACGCGAACGGTCTGGGCTGCAACATCGAAACGCAGGCCGTGCTGAACTTTACCGATCCCCAGATGGTCATCCCGGGCCTGCCCGACGTCCAAAAGGTGGACGTGGTCTATGTTCTGAATGCCATCGAAACGCAGATTGACCGCGTCGCTGTTGCCGCCCGGGACAACGGTACGCGTCTTTGGTCATACGACATTGAGGATCGGCGTTCGGCACCGGTGCTGCCGCTGCCGCAGCCCACCTCGTCGCCCGACATCGGTGCCGTTGTTCGCCTTCGCGGCACGCGCAGCACCGATAAGGCGGTCATCGACGACAAGAACAGCGGGTAAGAAAGATGCCCGTCAACGGAGGAATGCTGCGCATCGCGCGGCAGAGGAAGGGATTCCAACAGGGTGAGGCGGCTGACCGCCTTGGAGTCGCCCAAGCTACGCTTTCACGCTCCGAGAACGGGATAATTGAACCCTCCGAGGATCTGATTGAACGCGCAGTATCCGTCTACGGCCTTCCCCGCTCGTTCTTCTACCAACCGGACACCGTCTACGGCGCGCCAGTTTCGGTCCACCCCATGTGGCGCAAGAAGACGAGTGTGCCCGCAAAAGAAATGGATCGACTCGTCGCAGACCTGAACCTCCGCATCATGCATCTCCGTCGACTCCTGGAGGCTGCCGAGGTCGATTCCGGGCCTGGCGTTCCGCAACTGGATGTCGATGACTACGGAGATCCTGAGGCGATCGCAGGTGTGGTTCGCGCGCATTGGAAGGTTCCGCCAGGACCGATCGCAAATCTCACAGCACGTGTCGAAGCGGCCGGTGTCTTAGTCGTGCACTCGAATCTTGGGCAATCATCTGTCAGCGGGGTGACCTTCGCAGTGCCGGGGCTGCCGCCCTTGATCATACTGAATTCTGATCAGCCTGCTGACCGCTTGCGCTTCACTCTCGCACATGAGCTCGGGCATCTCGTGATGCATCGGTTTCCTACACCGCACATGGAGGACGAAGCCAACGCTTTTGCCGGCGCGCTGCTCATGCCCGCGAGGGACATCCGACCATACTTCGCAGGACGCCGTATCGACTTCGCACTGCTGGCAGCACTGAAGCCCGAATGGAAGGTGGCCATGCAGTCGCTGCTGATGCGCGCCAGAGCGCTCGGTGCGGTCACACCAAACCAAGAGCGTTACCTGTGGCAGCAATTCAGCATGCGCAAGATGCGGTTGCGCGAGCCTCCCGAGCTTGACTTTCCCGCGGAGCGCCCGGAAGCGGTGAGCCGATTGTTCCAACTGCACACTGATGCGCTCGGATATACTTTGGGAGACTTGGAGGCCGTGCTACACATGTATGGCTGCGATCTGGTCGAGTTCTACGGGCTGCAGCTTGAGCCGCGACAAAAGGACGGCCCACATCTCCGGCTCGTCTGAAGCTACAGCTCTTCTATTGCTCACCCTCGTTGAACACCGCGTCGGTGATCTGCTTCAGGAGGACAGCGTGGTCAGCGAGGGCCGTGACATGGCCCCAGTGCACGTCCTCGGGGCTGGCGAGGAAGTGGTCGTCGCTGGCGGCGCGGATGCGGTCGAGGGCCGCGTCGATCTCGGCCTTCCGCGCGATGAAGGCGGCGAGCGCGGCGTCGTTGGTATTGGGCATGGGGCGGTCTCCGACATGGTGTCGGGGATCATGACGGCTCCGGTCGGAGCGGATGGCAAGCGCCATTGGCCGCGAACGTCTCGCGACCAAGGCCCCTGTCCCGTGTCGCATCCGTGTTGCACGGAGGAATCGGGGCTGGTCGTAAGCCTTTGGAATCTTTGGGGAGTGTTCGGGACTGGCTTGCAACACGGAAAGGGCGCGTGGTTCGCGCCTTGTTCTGGCCTAAGCCTTTGATATATTGTCGGAAATTTTGGTTGCGGGGGTAGGATTTGAACCTACGACCTTCAGGTTATGAGAACGATTCTCAATCATTTTTTCACGCTGGACCATGGTGGCGGAACCTTCATAACATGCTGAATAAACAGGCTTATTTTGACTCGACAAGTTTGATAGACTATGCGGCAGATAGCGCGAATTTGCCTCCGAGTGGTACCTATATGGTCCCTGGAACCCTCCGGCATGAAGCGCAAATCAGGAGCCGCACAATGCCGAAACTTACCAAACGCGTCGTCGATTCCTTGAAGCCCGAAGCCGCCGAAGTCGTCCATTGGGACGACGAGTTGCCGGGCTTCGGCGTGCGCGTGCACCCGACGGGGCGGAAGTCCTATATCGTCAAATGCCGCTGCCGCGGCCGGCAGATCAAAATGACCATCGGCCGGCACGGTTCGGTCACCGTTGAACAGGCCCGAACCAAAGCGCGCGGGATCATCGCCGACGCCAAGGAAGGCTCCGACCCCTCCGCCCAATATTCCCGCATGCGGAAGTCACCGACCATGAAGGAGTTGGGCCAGCGTTTTCTCGACGACTATGTGCCGACCCACTGCCGCAAGACTGTCTCTTATACACATCTAGATGTGTATAAGAGACAGCCCCTATGT